TCCTTTGCGTTTTCGATGACCTTGATCATATCAATAATTTTTGTAGACTTATCATTCAAATAAACTAAGGGATATTTTGCCTTTGAAAGGTCCATTTCATCAACATGATGAATGACCGAATATTCATCAGTTGTGACTAGTTCATTATACTTATTGTCTTCAGCAACAGGATCTCTAAGTATTTTAAAGTGGTCAAAGGCAATAGAATGATCTAATCCAGATAATGTATAGAATCCAATTCGCTCATCAAAGTCTGGATCTTTAGCATCACTTTCTTTTATCGAATCAATAAAAGTCCAAGCAGTCTTTTTGAGAGACTCACAGTTTCTTTGCTGTATTTCGGTTTTAGGTGTAAAGTTTTGCGATAAACAAATTCTTGTGAAGCACTGCGAGCACTGATGACCTTCGACAAGAAACAAATAGTCTTCTTCAAACAATCTTCGTGCTAATACTTCTATTTCTCCTTTATCTGGACAGGGAACAAAGATTAAATTAAAGTCTGGATAAAGTGCTTCTAAAAATTCTCTTTGATGAGGAAGACATATTAGTGATATAGACTTGTATAAAGTTTGATAATATCTTACCATTCCAACATGCTGAAGAAGATCTGTCCATCCCCAGTGCAGCATTAGAACTGCATTTATATTTTTATCATTTAGTGAAGTAGTCATTCTGATACTCATAAGGATGCCATTCAACTTTGTTAAAAAATCTCTGCCAGTATTGATAAGTCTTTAAATCGTTTGGAGTTCCCCAACAAATGTAATTGTCGATCTCAAAGTTCTTAACTTTATACCCCAAACTAATTGCTTCGTTGAGCATACTATCAACATAAAACTCACCATTAGTTCTTACATCATTTTGATATAATGATTTCAAAGAACTAAAGAACACTTCTCTAGAACGGAAAAACATGGTTCCCGTAATTGCAAATTCTTCTACTGGATTTGTTCCTGTAAACTTTTTAACATCAACTCGACTTACATTTCCATCTTCATCACACTTAACCCAAGAATATGCCTCTGGTTGCAAGTGACTTGTGTAGTTATTACGATAAGTCCATACTATTATATCATTTTCTTCATCCTCGACCAACTCTAAGAACTTATCAGCATCATAAAAGACTCCGTTATCACAAGCAGAAATTAATATCGAAGAGTCTGGATCGCATACATTAACTATACGTTCTGTTGTGCAAGCCTGACCTTCTAATACTTCATCAACCCATACCGTATTTTGTCCAGGAGACTGATGACTCTTGAGGCAGGCATAGATGATATCATCAGTTTCTGGTAAGCAACGGACTGCTTGCTCTACCATATTCTTTCCATTTACAGGAATGAATGGTTTTGGTTGCTCATATCCTTCCTTGGAAAAACGACTTCCTGCTCCAGCCATTGGAAGTGCAAGAGTGCAATTTTCAAGTCGAACTTCTTTTTGCCCCTTGAGTGCTCTACGGTAATAGTTTGACCAACTATTATAAACATCAAGATCAAAAGGAGTTCCCCACTGGAGCATATAAGGAACTTCATAAACTCGATTATCTAAACCATCACCAATCAGAAGATTATAAACAAGACTTACATAATACTCACCGTTGATATTGAGATCTTCATTCATCAACTGTTTAAAGTATTTCTTGACGTAACTTCCTTTCTTAAAGTAGTAAGTTCCAGTCGAAGCAAACTCAGACATTTTATCGTCTGTAAATGGTTGCTTTTCACGTATCTCTAATATCTTATTATCTTCATCAGTTTTGCAGAAAGCATAGTTATCACTACCCAACATATGTGGATGAAAATCAGTATAGCAAACTACGCATCCATCACATTCAGTTGCATCAACAAACCCTTTAAAGTGGCGATAGTCCCAATACATGGAAAAATCACAATAGTTGATAATGACTTGCTCATCATCATCAATCAGTTCATTAAATTCCGAAACTGTAAAAACAGGACCTTTCTTATGTCTAGGTATTGTGACTACTGTTTTCTTTTCTACTAACTTATCTAAGACATCAACAATATTAGTTTCTTCTTTATGCTTATCATTAATGATAAAAACAAACTCTGAGTCTTCTGGATATAGTTCTACAATATGTTCAATAACTTTTTTACCATCTATTTCTATCAGATACTTTGGTAATGAATATCCAGCAGCAGAAAATCTGCTACTCATACCAGACATTGGAATAACGACTTTCATACTTTAAACTTTTTTAGTATTTATTTTTCAAATAATAATCCAGTCTGGGAGATACAAATCACTAATATCTTTAGAGGCATCTGGTCCAGCAAACCAAATACTAGGTGCAACAGTCTTTTTACTTTTAGCCAACCAAGCACCCCACCAGGAGAATGATGAATTAGCGATAATATGATAAGTGCAAAGAGATTGAAGACAAAGATCAACGCCAGTGCTGTTTCCTTCTGCAAAAAGAAAACGGTCTCCCTGAAAGACTTCCTGCTCCTTACACCATTCAATACCATCAGAAAATACCATCACAGGAATATCCTCAGGCATATGTGAAAGTCCTTCGGCATAGTATTCAAGTGTCTGAACTGGATGGTGCGGATACTGAAGATAGTCTCCTCGACGAAGGTGAATTGCTATGACTTCCGTATCATCAAAGTTAGACCTAAATGCTTCTTCTGTTGGTTGACGAATCTCATCAACAAAAGTAAATGCCTCACGGATTTGCTTTTCAATATGCTTAAAATATTTTTCAGTCTGAAAATATCCATAGAGACTAATGTTATCAGGACAATGCTCCCAAAGGTTTTGGTCTAACCCAAAGTTTGATTCCATGACCTTGGGGAAGTTAGTAACGTGCTTTGGTGCCTCTGGAATCTTAAAACACTCGAACATTGTGATATCAGAGTTTACACAATTAATATCTCTTGTCGCTACCACTGCTCTTGGGGGTAAGCAATACTCATATCCATGTCTTTGAGCGAGTCCACGTAAGGCAGTATATTGGAACATCTGGTTTCCAAGTCTTCCCAGATTTCCTAGATCATCATTCGCAAGCATATAATTTTGATTCTAATAAGGTAATTATACTAAAAAAGGAGAGTTTATGCAACTCCCCCGTCAGGTCTTTCATGCACGCCACCAATTCTTTAACTGGAAATTGGAAACCAGGCGGGAGAGAGTCCCATCCGCACCAACGTCATTTTAGAGATGCCGTAAACTCAAATAGGGTCATATTTGACTCCACCAGTATAAGTTTTAAGTCATTCCAGGACTAAGTGTAAGTTGGGTTAACTTTGATATCTCGGTAATACCAAAGAATGCGATTAAAAATAACACATCCCAAAGTTTAAGTTTGATAGCAAAAGGAATACCGAGTAGTCCCCCGATAAACTTTATAATCAAACCGTATTTAAAATTTCCCCATAACATGATTTGATAACCAAGTAATAGGAGAAAGTTCCCGATGTATCTCAGGACACTTGTTTTAGACATAAGGGGTTTTCATCACCGACCAGGGCGCTTTTTGAGTCATCCCGAGACTATGTATTTACGTAAAACTATACCAACCTGTAATGATAATCTTCTCTTGTGTTGGAGAAGGTATACCTCTGTGAGTATGAGTCCAGTCAACTGGCCAAACTAAGGTCAAACCTTTTTGTGGTTGAACTTTGAGTTTCTGATAATAAAACTCCGTTTCGCCAGCATCAGTCACATCATTTAGATAAGTCATAAAAACTAGATGTCTATTCATTGATACTAGTTTACCATTTCTTTCAAAATGAAAAACTTTGAAACCACCATTTGGTGGATACCATTGAATATTTACATTCTCAACAATAGACCAAGACTCTGTAATATCACACCAAATATATTTTTCAGTGTAGAGTTTAACGACTTCAGAAAGGGCATCAAAATAATTTACAAGTCTTTGGTCTTTTGTAATATGAGATATGCTTTTATCTAATGACTCTTTTTGGTTAGTATTAACTTGTCCTGAAGAACTTAGTCCTGGAGTTACTGGGAAGTAGTTATCTTCCTGATAAAAATTTATGACTCCATCACAGATAGATTCATCAATAAACCATCCAGAAATGAAGCAGGGATTTTCACACTCAAAGACAAATTCCTTCATTCATCATCATCTTTAACATAACAAGGAACCCTATCTGGGTCAAGCCAACGCGCATACTCAATGTCTTCCATTGCTGTAGAACACTGCATAACGTTATCAAAAAGATAGATGTCGTTCCAACGTTTCATATACTCATTTTGTTTTTGCATACGATAGTCTGGTTTTCCATTTATCTCTAGGATACCTGCCTCAACGAAGCGGTATCCTTCACGCTCCAGAAGAACTTTGGTTTTCATATCAATTCAAGTAGATATAATCTGGATGTTGCACTTTAAATGAATTAACTTGTTCTTCATTTTTAAAGAACTTACGAAGAACAGTGTTTTGATGTTCTTTGAACAGATACTTTACTTCAATTAGTTTTTTCATCATGCAACCTCAACAGATTCAAGATCTTGAGCGATATACTCCATAAGCATTTCGTAGTCGTCAAGGGGGTCACCAGAAAATACGACGCCTTCGTTTTCGTAGAAGCGACGAACCTTTTTATAAAGTTTCGGATTCTTTACATCAAGGTAGATTTCCCCGTTAGCAGCAAGACGAAGAGTGCTAACATCTTTCTTGAATTTTTGGATCAGAGACATTGTTTTGTTTGTTGACCTAGTTATTATAAGGTGTTTAGACTTGTGTGTCAAGTGTGCCAGTGAAGTAACTGGCAATCGGGGTGACAGAATTCGAATCTGCGACTTCCGCTTCCCAAAAGCGGCGCTCTATCCAAGCTGAGCTACACCCCGTTGCGTTGAGTGGTCTTGCCTCCCAACAGAAGTATTATACTACTTCCTATGCCCCCTGTCAAACGGAGCCCAGTGTTGCCAGTTGTATTTATGAATTGCCCAGATGCCCATAATAGGCAGCACGATCAAAATGTATCCAAAAAATCCAAGTGTATAAGGGTTTTCTAATACCCAGCGAGCAAAGTGTCCCATTAGTATCCTCTCCAGGTCTTAAACTCATAATAGAAATATTGATCAACACTATTATCTAATGGGGCATCTTCTTCTTTATGTGCCCACTCAACACAGAACTCTACAATACGACAGTCGTGTAATGAACTGTGCCCCCACATTCTTACAAATGCTGATGCGGCAAAGTGATACCGCTGTCTAATGTGCGGTTCCGTTTCCTTTATACTTTTTGGAGTCATAGTACATTATTGCGGATATGCATTATGAAGTCCCCAGTAAATAAAGGACCCAATAGAACTAAACAGTAAAAGTGAAGATATAAAAAGGTTATTCATCGTCTTCGTCCTCGTATGTAGATGGTTCTTCAAATAATTCATCCATTTTTTGTCTTAAAACTATTTCTTGTAATTCTTGTAAGTCTTCTTCTGTAATCGTTATCATTTGTCCTTGAGTAGTTCTTCTATTCTTTTACGCATTGTTGTGCTATCTTGTTTCATATAGTCACGTAAAGAATAACCACGTTGATTTCTCATAATACAAGTTCCTTGATAGAACATAGTCGCAGCGAATACCAATAACAGGACAATGCCTATTAGTTCAGGGTAATGTTGAGCCATGGTAATACGGGCGGAATAACACCTACAAGTCGGAGGAGTCCTTCAGCAAATAAAGCAAGAACCACCCAACCGACGCACATACTAATGATAGAAGCATTACGGTTGTGTCGTCGTATAGCAGCATCAATCATCTCCTGAACTTCAGAACGAGTTACCAATTCTTCTTGTTCGTGCATCATTTTTCATCACCAAGAAATTTTGCCAGAGGGTCTTTTCTGGTCTTTATAATTTCAACTGATCTTTTGTAGAACATATTGTCTGTATTGCCAGACTGTTCAAACGTCTCCTTGATCTTCACCCAATTGTCGTAGGTACGTTGATCCATACGTTTTAAGGTTGAATATTATTAG